TCTTTAGATGCACCACCTGCGCCAGACGGTTTTAGGCATAGATGGATAAGAACTGAAGTTTTAGGATTTGACGATACTAAAAACATGTCAGGAAAAATGAGATCAGGATGGGAGTTAGTGAGAGCTGACGAATATCCAGATAAATCTTATCCCTCGATGAAAGACGGTAAATACGCAGGAGTCATTGGAGTTGGAGGCCTAGTGCTTGCTAGGATACCGGAAGAGGTTGCCAAAGCTCGAGAAGAGTACTTTAAAAAACAGACTCAAGATCGAGACAATGCAGTTAACAACGACCTTATGAAGGAAGAGCACTCCAGCATGCCGATTAATGCTGAGAGACAAAGTCGTGTAACTTTTGGTGGTACGAAGAAATAATTTCTTTGCGATACCAACAGTACTCGAAAAAATAAACTAAGGAGAAACAACTATGGCAAATAAAAACGCACCATTTGGTTTAAAACCAATTGGAAAAGTTGGTCAAAACAGAGACAACCAAGGTTTATCCGAGTATGATATATCTGCTAGTGCTTCAGCGATATACTTCCAAGACCCAGTAGAAATTTTAGCTGCTGGAACAATTGGAGTAGCTGCGGCAACAGACTCATTATTAGGATCCCTAGGCGGAGTCTTTTTTACCGACGCATCAACAAGCAAGCCTACGTTTGCTAATCACTTAGACGCTTCTAATACTGCAACAGATATTAAAGGCTTCGTGAGTGATGACCCTTACGAAAGGTTTGAAATACAATCGGACGGCGCAACTGCAGCAGCAGACGTCGGCCTTAACGCTGATATTGTGTATGCAGCAGGTTCTTCACCAGACTATGTGTCTGGCGTACAGTTAGATTTTTCTGACCAGAAGACAGCTACAGCACAGTTGAGAATAATTGGAATCTCGAAAGATCCAGACAATAACGAAGCAGGTTCTGCTAACGTTAACCTTGTTACGATCATTAACGAGCACCAATTAAAAGGCACAACAGGAGTATAAGGAGGATAACTATGGCAATAAGTAGAGGACAATTAGTCAAAGAACTCGAGCCGGGTTTGAACGCCTTATTCGGTTTAGAGTATAAACGATACGAAAATCAGCACGCTGAAATTTTCGCACAAGAAACTTCAGACAGAGCTTTCGAAGAGGAAGTAATGTTATCAGGTTTCGCAAACGCTCAAGTAAAACCAGAAGGATCTGGCGTAACTTTTGACAGTGCACAAGAAACTTTCACGGCTAGATACACGC